ATCATCTTCGTCTTTCAACTCGTCTGGCATTGCCATACCAAAAGGTGTCTGCCCAAGTCTAGGCATATTCTTCGGTTCAGGCAGTTTGTTGATTACTTCTACTACCGACTTATGTTGCTTACCATAACGATAGTGGTATTCATCGTTTAGTGCATTTGCATAACAATGTGTCCACTCAAAATTGTCTAAGGAAGAACGAGTCCATATCGTGCAGGGATGGTTGTACATCATAGGCAAGTATGGAGTCAGTGGTCTTTCTTCCAATGGTAAGTGTTTAATCTTCGCTTTCTCCTCGTTGAGGATTTTACTTTCTTCTTTGTCCAAAGCGCGGGGGACAAAGCCAAGTACATGGTCTACCCAGATGGCAGTGCACAAAAGTTGTGCTGCTTCAAGAGGCATTTTAACGATGTGTTTGTCCACATGGTATTCTGCCGACTTGTCAAAATCTTCATCTAAGTAAAATAAGTTCATATTATATCCAGCACTTGTATTGTTTACATTCACCAGTATGTTTGTCTACAGACTCGCCACAGAACTCACAGTCCCCTACATGCCATGTATCAAATGACTTGGTTTCTGAGTTCCACATCTGAACGGTTTGATCTGGTGAATACTTGTTTTGTTGTTTGTTATTTTTCATATGTATATTATACTAAAATTTTTCATTCGTGTCAAGAACTATTTTTCAACTCCAGATATACAGCATGTGACCATTCCACATTTTCTGTTATCACACTCCATATATAACTGTAAGAAGCGTCCTTGTATATATCTAATCTTTGATTGCCATACATACATAAATACTTTTGCCAACTTGCTCCAAACTCATTTTGCTCTCTTTTAACAATGTACTCGGTATTTACCTGTCTTATTGCTAACTTGTAGTTTTCTATTGTGTTTGGAATTAAAATTATAGGATTCTTCATTCCATTTGCTAGAATATCTTTACGCAGGTCGGCATATCCGTCCTGTTCCTTTCTATGAGAAACAGGACAGAATATGTCCGTAGTATGAACCATTCTTGGTTCATACTGTTTTTGTACTAATTCAAAGTCTTTAAATAGTTTTGCTGTTATCACTTACCAAATGCTCTTCCTGCTTCGCTTATACCAAATGCACCTAGTGTTACCACTACAAGTGAAGTATAAATTGTATCGCTTATTACTAAATCTTGTCCCCAGAAAGCGGTGACTAAGTCGCAAACTGCAAATACAGACATGAGGAAGAAAGAAATGAAACCTATTACAGCCTTTTCATTAATATCGTTATCATCTAAAAACAAATCGATTAATCTTCTTTTAGGAGGTGCAAGTCTTTTCTTAGCTTCTGCAGCTTCGGCTTGCATATCCTTGATAGTATCTTCTGCGTTGTCGAGTTTTTCAATCAACGCCATATACTTATCTAAATCTATCTCTACTTCATTTCTAGAATTATCCGTTCCTTCTGCCATAGTATCTCCTATGGTTTCCAGTCATACCAATCTTTCCTACCAGCATAAGCTGGGGGTTCTTGAAAGTGAAATGATATTGATATTCGTGGACTCAGAGTATCAACTCTATGGTATTTCCCTTTCGGAATATACAGTAAATCGCCATCGTCTAAATCAACTACTTCTTCAATAGTAGCGTCTGCAATGCGACCTCCTTTTTCTGAAAACTCTTTATAAATGTACCAGCGTATTTTGCCACGCACATGAAATAAAAAGTTATCAGTTGAATCAGCATGAATAGGAAAACATACTGCATCTTTTTGTTTACTACAATAGATGTTTGCTTGTCCAATTCCATAATGTTTTTCAAACTCTTTACACTGATTCCACATAGTTTCATTAAGAAACTCGGAAAGTGTTAGAATGAAACTACATCCCTGATTCCATAAATCATAAATTTCTTCTCGACTTTTCTTTTCTGGGGATTTCTTCTTACACCACTTATCTCCGTTGGGTAATACTATCTGTAATTGTGGTGTTCTATCCCAACTGCCAATCTTTATTTGATTCAAATAGTTATCTAATTCTGTCCAACTAAAATGATTTTCAAACTTAGGTTTATTCGATTTAATATAGAAATGTCTTTTACCTTTATACTTACTATAAAAGTTATCTACTCCTACTGGTGCTAGTAATTCTTCAAATGTCACCAACCCTCTCCAATGTTTTAACTTCTTTATTATACTGCCAAAAGATTTCCATTAAATCCTGTCTACTATGACTTGCTTTAGCATGAGGGTTATACTTCGGATGCCAAGGTTGATAACTAAGAGCTGTTAGATGTAGTTGCCATATTTCATCTTTATGGAAAGGAACTTTCTTATCTCTTGGATAAGGTCTTTTATACGGATATGATGTATCACATCCATCAAAAGAGTTCCATCTTGCGTCTATCTCTGCTACTACTTCTGATGACTTATCTCGGTGTGGAGAGCCAATCTTTTCCATAAAATGCCATTTATAAGTTCCTCTCCAAGATGCTTGCACATCGATTGAGTCTACCCAATCTTTTGCTTTTTCACAATCTATCAACATAATACTGTCACACCACCAGCCTCTTTCATGTTTAGTGCCTAGCCATTTATGGTTGTTCATTTGTAAACTATCCCAAACCATTCCAAAAGGTTTACCCTCTAAGTCTGTTCGCCAAAGATGTGATATATCTCTAAAATTTATCATATCACAATCAGTATATAAGGCTCTACCTTTAAAATTACATAGTTCTGGTATAGCATATCTAAAGCAAGTAAAAGGTGTGCCCCAACCTTCTCGTCTCCAGTTAGGAAACATACTAGGTCTTAACCAAGTTACTTCAACTTTTGCATTTGTATTCTTTAATATACTATACAAATATATTTTTTCTATCGTAGTGTCATGGTTTTCACTTGTTCCTACAAATAGTCTTACTTTATTTGTCATGGTATCTAACATAAACTACTATGTCCCCCTCGCTAATATGTAAGTTCTGGTGCCATATATTACCACTAGAATATCCTTTGCCTTGTTTGGTTGGTTCATAAGCGCATTTTCTTTGTTCCCACCCATATAACTTATACTCATGGACTTCTAATGACCTAATAAGATTGTCTTTCCTTTTACTCATTATAGAAGGTGGATTACCTTTTATTATGTAATAACATTCTCTACACGGAATTTCAAAAGGTAATACAATTCCTTTAGCTGTTCCTTTTACTATTACTATTCGTGCTATTTGTTCTCTAAAACTACCTGTTATGGATATATCTTCCATAATTGTATTACCATATTCCCTCCAATAAGGAAAGGTGCAGTTATATGTTAATAATCCATCTCCATGATTCCACATTAAATAGGTATCACAAAAGGGAAATTGGGTATCTCTTTGCCCATCCATCCACTCTACCACTTCATGTGCTAGTTTGGTTAAACTTGGGGGAGTATCTATTACCATGATTTATGTTTGGTAGGAATAAAAGATGTTATACTCTTGTTGAGCTAATGTTGTATTATTTTTGACTGTTAACTTCATCTTTTATCATTTGTTTGATTGTTAATAAAAAATCCTCATATGATTCAAATTCACATAAGTCCTTCGGTGGATGAGAGTGTTCTTCTAATTCTATTATCCTATCTTCTAATTCTTCTAACCACTCTTCGTTTTCTTCAAAGCGTAACTGAGCTGGTTCGTGTTGATCAAACCAGTCAGCTTGCTTCTGCATATTCCGTTTCCAGAATAGCATTTGAAAGAATTTAAGCATTTTTTACGAAGGTTTCAAACTCTTCAAATGCCTTGGCATACTTGCCTTTTATTGCTAGGGTTAATACTAATCTCGGTTTATCTCCAATGTTTCTATCACTCATCCAAGTGTTTACTCCATCTAGTTCCCCTACTAAACAAGTCCAATCTTTAGTATGTGTTGGAATATGTCTATCTTCTATTTTTATTCTTTTGCCATCTTTGATAAAGTTTGTAAATCCTGTTCCTGCGTTATGAATAAAACTTATAAACTTATGAGGTTTGTCTCCTCCATTGTGCCAACCTGTCCATCCTGTTGCTGGTGGTTGGAACATCATACTATCCCAATACCAATGCGGACACATTGTTAATTCTTTTATAGCACCTATCAGTGCTGCTGTTCTATCCCTGAAATCTTTTGATACACCTCTACCACTATAATCAATACTATTACTTACTTCAGGAAATCCATTAAAATTTGGGTTATCCATATAGTTTCTTAATGTTTCTATGTCTGTTTTTGGTAGTGGGTGATGTTTCCACTTATGAGGAAGTTTATACATATCTTCCCCAATCAAATCTAATCTTTGTATGATTTGATACTTTTTAATCGGTATTGCTTTCATTTGTCGTCACTTCTCGGTAGTATATTACTACTTCTTTGAGTTCACGAATATATCGTTTTAACTCTTGTGTGTTGTATGCCATCAATTCATAGTCTGGCACACTCATAGCAAAGAATACTATCTGACCTTGGTCTTTTTCTACTCTTGCTAGGAACTCTTCTAAATTCTTTTCGCTAACCACATACCAATATGGTTCTTTTAAATCAATCTCTCGTGGGAGAACTGGTTGTGCTATTTGCCTTTCTATCGGCTTGGCACTAACCTCTAATGTCTTCGTTGGTAACAGGCTGCACGATGAGACTATCATCAGCAGCATCGATGTCACGGCTATCTTGTTCAATTCCATCAAATACCTCTTTGGTTGCTTTATTTGCTCTGGTTTCAATTAATCCAGGCTTTGCTGCGGCTAACTTAGTTAAGTTGTGCCTCTTAAATATATCTAAATAACGATTCATTTCTAACTCTATTTCGTTATTCTTACTTTGTAAACTGGTTAATGCTTGTGTTTGTTTTGCAAAATCGTTTTGCAAGGATGATATTGCTTCTTCTTGCATCTGTACTGCACCCTCTAATTTTATATTGTTTGCTTTTAATGTTTGGTTTTCATTCCATAGGTAATAACTTCCTAACCCTAATACTAGAATGATTGCCATAAAAAACTGGTTCATAATTGTTCTATCCTGTAGTTCAGACCATCTGCCCCTCGAATCTCTATGATTTCTTTGTTATCGTTTTGAAACTTTAAGTATTTTTCTTGTTTTTTGATAAATTTACGAACTATATAAGTTGCATCGTCAGCGTCACCGTATGTGCTATTATAACTAACAGTCAACTTATATCTTGGCGAGAAGTAGTACTTTATTTTCAACCAAAGTTCTTTCACTTCCAATCCTTTCCTTCAAACAAGTTTGCCTCTGCTTCTCTACGGCGAATAAGTCCTTCTAAGACCTTACCACCAGCTTTGTTCCATCTTTTCATTTGTGCTGGCACTTCTTCGTATTTACCTGAGTTTAGCACTTTTAACATGGTTGAGGCGTTTAGGTTTCCATTACCTAAATTGAATGTCCAACTGACTAAAGCGTCAAATTGGTCTTGATTTAATTCTACTTTGACAGCATTATGAACATAATCTTCATACTCTACTACTTCTCCTTCGAGTAATTCATCAGCATAAGACTGACTTATCTCCATTCCTTCTACTGCTGTTTTGATATGACCATATCCAATAGTCCATACTCCTGCTGGGCATTTATATGCTTTTAACTCACACCCTTCAAAGTGTTTTATTAGTTCTAATCCGTTTTGTGATATGTTCATTTTATCTCCATAGTTGGGGGAGCATTTACTCCCCCATATTCTTGACAGTCTACGCAAGATAGGATAAGTTTAATACTATCACACTGGCACCAAAACTCAAAAGAGTTATTTGACTCACAGCTTGACAGAACTCTCCGTTCTCACATATTGTATCACGAACTTTTAAAGCGATTGCTTTCATATTAATTTATCTCCAAGATTTTCCTCTTAGAATCTGGAGTTCGTGATAAGTTGATTGTCAGTAATCCGTCTTGTAGATTTACTTTATCTACTAATAGGTCGGCATTTAGAATAAATCTTCGTTCAAAAGATTTTAGACTAAGACCCTGATGAACAAAAGATTCATCATCACCTAGTTTGTGTTCTTTTTTACCCTTGATTTGGAGTTCTTTGTTATCAAAGACAATCTCCAATTCTTCTTTTTTCCAACCTGGCACTGCGATTTCTATTCGATAATCGTTTTGCCCAGCTATTAAGTTGTATCTAGGATAGCTACTCTCCGTATAAGTCGGTAGGTTAGGCATATCCAATCCAAGCCAAAATTTACTTAAATCTATACTCATTTTTTATCTCCATAATTCCTTTTCAGTAAACATTCACATCTCCTTTCGGTAGATGCACCAATACGCAAGTGAAACCTATCACTTACAAAATAATTATAACAAATTTTTAACTTGGTGTCAAGAACTATTTTTCAGAGTCATCGAAAGTAAGGACTCCTTGTTCTTCCAAATAGTCTATCGTCCCTCTGATTCCGATTTGCTTCCCGAAATAATAGCAACCAACACAGCTAAAAATTAAAATTATCATAAAACTTATATCATTGTCATTCATATAGTTATTATAGCAACTTTGCCACCAAAAGTCAAGGTAAATTTTCAAATAACTAAAAATATTTCTTGACATTTGCTCATAAATCCCTTATAATATATGTATGAAATATAAAAAAGCAATAGAATTTTTAGAAAAAGCGTATGCTGAACTTCCAGAAGGAGTAGAACTTACTAAAGGAGGTGTTGGTGAGTTAGCACTTGCTAATCATCTAGGGCATACACTTGTTGATGGGGATAAAGACGCAGATGGCTTTGACGAGGATGGAAAAATGTATGAGTATAAAATATCACATACAAATCAGTTTAATTTCAACTTCGGCACACGAGCCATGCAAAACGGAATGACTTGGCAAGAAAAGATAACTACAAAAGTTAGGTCATGGGAAGGTGCTTACTGTGCAGAAATCATTGGAGTAGATGTAAAAGAAGTCGCCTATTGTGATAGTGAGACTTTGTTAAATTACTTTCTTGACCATTTTAGCAAAACGAAAGGACAACTACTCAATAAAAACTTTCGCATGGAATCTTTCAAACAACTAAAAAATAATTCTTGACAAACAATCAAAATTCAAGTATAATAGGAGATATAAATGCACAGACATGACAAAGGAATGTTAAGCAAAAACATGATTCACAATTACTTTATTCGGCAAGGATACAAAGTCTACGCAGAAGATACAAGTCAACCACTTGTAGACTTAATAGCAGTAGATTTTGCTACAGGATTGATACGCTGGATAGAATGTAAAACAATGCGATGGAGGAACGATGGAACTCGTATCGGAAACTGCACTACTGAAGCACAGAAGAAAGCAGAGGAACTTTCTGGTATTGACATCGAAATTGCTGAATACAACATTGAGAATGATGAAGTCGTCATTTGTAAGAAACTCAAAAACAGAATCATCAACCCGAAACTAAGGAAATTAATATATGGTTAAATGGACACAAGAAGAAATGGACTTTCTAAAGCGGCACTATAATGTGATGCCGATGGAAGAACTATGTCGCAAACTGAATAGAACTGAAGATTCTATTGTTTCCAAAGTTTACTATCTAAGAAAGCGTGGATGGACATTTGAAAGGAGAACAGATGCCCAGCGTTAATCTAAAAGGAATGTCCTTCGAGAAAGGACTACGAATTTTTCGTAAAAAATGCCAACGAGCAGAAATTAAAGAGCGTTGCAGAGAGAAAGAATACTACGAAAAACCCAACGCTAAAAGAAATCAAATGAACAATTACAGGAAGCGTTCACGAGAGTTAGACAAACGAAAGGCAGAACAACTTGCTCTACGAAAGAAATTGTCAATGAGAAATAGAGGTTAAACAAAATTATCTATAATATTTCACTTCATAACTCAACTCCTTCCAATTCAGTAAAATATTTTTTCATATCGATAACCCGCTCCTACCCACCAAAACACTCACCTGAGAAAAACAGTTCTTGCTTTCTGTTGAAAGTTATGGTATAATAATACTATAATTTATGATAGTTAATCAACACAAACCACTAACTGCTCTTGCTTTACTAACTCATGCTATGAAGCTGGAACGAAGCGAAGCGAGAGTGACAGCTGGGCATGCAAATTAGTAAAATCTAAAGAGCATGGTTGTGTAAACTAATCAATTCGATGAAACCAAATCAAACCCGTTCTGGGTTATTTTAAATTCCACTTTAACCACTAATTACTACAAAACTCTTTCAACTCAACGCAACTTCG